ACATTGCCGAGGGAATGAAGGCGTCTGCAGCGGGCAACAAATGATCACAGGCATACTCAATCTGATGATAAACACGGCAGCCATCAGCACACTGATCGGCAGCCGGTGCTATATCAATAAGGCACCGCAGAAAGCGGCGTTGCCGTATCTGGTTCTCACGCAACTCAACAGCGAAGAATTCCTGAGTCTGGACAACACAACCAGCGCACTCCGCAGCATCGTGATTGACGTGGATTGCAAGGGCAGGACATTCCCGGAGACTGAGACACTGGCGAACGCAGTTAAAGCCCGGTTGACGGATTACAGCGGGGCTGCAGGCAGTTACACGGTCGGAGCGGCAATCTTCAACAGTGAGGCCCACGATTACGAGCCAGCAACTGACGGCAGTGACAATGGCGTGTTTGCAATTACGTTGGACTATGACATCATTTTCAATCCATAAGGAGCTGCCGACATGGCAAAACTGAAGGTTAAGGGAACGGTCATTGAACAGGCCACAGGAACCACCTACACGGCGATTGCGCAGGTGACGGGGTTCAACATCTCGGGCATCGAAACCGAGACATACGACAGCCGAACACTCGACGGAACTGCGGGCGTGGAATATGACCCGACAGGATACGTGGAAGGCGGTTCGGTCACGTTTGACTTGTTGTATGACCCGGCGTTGGCGGGACATCAGGCAATCACCGATTTGGCCGTGGCGGCACACATGACCACGAACGGGCTGCCGAACGACGTGAACTGGAAAGTAAAGTTCGCAAACACGAGTAGCACCGAACTGACGTTTGTGTCATCTGGCATTGGCGTTGACATCACGGGCGAAGCATCGGACGGGTTGCGTGCGTCGATTACGCTGAAGTGCGACGGTTGCCCGGTATTGCCTAGCTGATGAGGTGACGTTGTGAAGTGCAGAACAACACGAGAACTGGGCGTGGTTGACTGCTGGCAAAGTCCGCTGATTGTCGAGTCCGACAGTCGGCGGTTTGTCCCGGCAGGCACCGAGATTGATCAGGAATTGCATCCTGAAACGAATTGTGTGGCACTGGTCCGCAATGGTGAGGCCGTGCCACTGGATGACGAATGCCGAAAGGCGTGCAGCATGACGCAGGCACAAATTGAGGCAGCTGTCAGGGCGAACCACAAACTGTATTCGCCAGAAGAAACCCAAACGGAGGACGATGACGATGAACAGGACGATAATTGACCCGGCAGCCTTTCGAACACCCCTGCAAATGCCGCGCGAGGATGTGGCATTGCCGGAGTTCGGTGAGGGTGTTGTGGTGCCGGTGTGGGGTATGACTGCAGGCGAGCGGACACGGTTCGAACAGGCCATGCAGGGCAAATCCGGACCCGTGGCAGCACGGGTTGCGGAAATCCGCGAACGGTTGGTGGTGGCATGCTGCAAGGATGACAACGGGGTTCCGTTGTTTAGTTTGCAAGACGTGCAAGCCATCAGCCAGCAACGGGCCGACGTGGTCGAGCGAATCGTCAACGTAGCGCAGCGGTTGAGCGGGTTTACTGCAGCCGATATTGAGGCCACAGCAAAAAACTGAGGACTGATCCAGCACGACTGACAGCCTATCGCCTGGCCGAAGTGATGGGCTGTCTGGATGTTGACGCGATGCTGGATCAGATGACGCCGCAGCAGTGGCAGGAATGGCAGGCGAAGGATGCGGTTGAGCCGATCGGACACCGAGGAACGCAGGAAGTGCTGGGCATTTTCGGGGCGATGGTTGCCGGGGCGTTAGGAGCCAAAGACGTGACACCAGAAACGCTGATGTGGTGGCGCAAGGCACGGGACGAAAAGCCCGCGAGCCATGACGTTGCTGCAATGGCACTGCAAATGATCGGAGCGAAACGCCGTGGCTAGTCTGGGTACGTTGGCTGTAAACATCGGGGCGAACACTCGACCGCTGCAGCAGGGTTTGCAGTCCGCACTGGCGAGCGCGAAATCGTTTGCCAGTGGGGTCATGCAGACATTCACCGGGATGCAGTTGAGCAACCTGTTTACCGGGGCTGTTCAGCAGACAAAGCAAATGGCCATTGCCGTTGTTAAGCTGGCGGCGGATGCGGAGGTTGCACGAGCGCGGTTTTCGGTGTTGCTGGGCAATGTGGCCGACGGCGCAGCCATGTTCAAACAGTTGGAGAAGTTCGCACTGCGGACATCATTCAGCATCGAATCAGCCTCAGAGGCGGCAACCATGCTGCTGGCCAAAGGCGTGCAGCAGGCCGATGTCATTGACACGATGCAGCTGCTGGGCGACTTGGCGATGGGCGACGCGGAAAGACTGGGGCTACTCGCCAAGGCTTACACAGATGTGCAGGCTAAGGGTAAGCTGATGGCACAGGAGCAAAACCAGTTTGCAGAAAACGGTATCAACCTGTTCGAACTGCTGCAGCAAACGACAGGCAAAAACGCAGGGCAGTTGATGGCCATGCGTGAGGCCGGGCAAATCACGTTTAGTATGCTGCAGACAGCACTGAAGGCAGCCACCAGCCAAGGCGGCAAGTTCTTCGGGGCATTGGCGCAAGGCAACGCAACATTCAGCGGTCAGTTTAATTCGCTGATTGAGGGCGTGCAGACTCTCGGGCGAATGCTCGGGGAAATGGTCCTGCCACGGCTGAAGGAGATTGTCAGCGAGGCCAATAAGCTGCTGCAGGCGTTTCTGGAAATGCCGAACCGGGCGCAGTTTCTGGGCGATGTGCTAAAGGCGTCAATCGACGTGGCATTCGCCTATATCGAGCAGGAATGGGATTCGCTGCTGAAGCGGATGATATTGGGGGCCGGAAATGCCTTAGCAGATCTGCTGAACGCCACAAACCCGATCAATGTGGCGGCAGGTATGATCGGGGAGGGTGCCGGCATTATGGCAAACGCTGGGCAAGGGCAGTCGCTGCCTGCGGTGGCGGAGGCACAGCAGCGATTGCAGAAGCTGCTGGACCAATTGCGACAGGGCGCAGCGGGTGTGGCTGGTGCAGTTGATCCGAACAAGGTGAAGCCGATGGGCGGTCCGCCAGCCAAAGCGGCGGAAGCTATTACGATGAGCCTGGCCGACTTCATCAGCAACATGCAGGCAAACGCCACCCCGATCGTCAACAGCCTGAATACGTGGATGGGTGGCACACTGATGCGGGCGCAAATGGCAATCCAGCCACTGTTGAGCGGGAAGCCGACTGGCCGGAGCATGGACCCGCGAAACGAATTCGCCGGGGCTGTGCAGCAGGGCACAGCGGAAGCCTACGCCGCAATCGCTGCAGCACTGAGACAAGACAAAGATCCTGCAGTACAGGCAACTGAAGAGCAAACGAATAAGCTGCTGCAGCCGCTTGAAGTGATGGCAAACGCATTGAAGAACGGTTTTGTGCAGAAGGTCGTGGGCAATCTTTTGGACTGAGGACACATGGCAGTCACATATGTGGGCGAGTTGTCGGAGGGCAGGCGAGCGACGAACGATCGAGGCGTTCGCACATACACGCGCGTGTTCCGTTTGACAACTTCCAGCCAGACAGACAACGCATTTACAGTCGGCAGCAATGGCAGCCTGCCGGTTATCGGCAACACATTCCCGAGCGACGGGAACGCCTATTGCACGAATCTGGATGTGCAGTGCATTCGCGGCTGGCGTATCTGGGACGTTACAGCCACGTACAGCACAGAGCGAGTGCTGAACACGGTCCCAACATCGGACCCCACGTACATCACATGGGACACTGAGCAATTCCAGAAACCTGCCACACAGGACAAGGACGGTAAGGGCGTTGTCAACAGTGCTGGAGACCCATTTATTCCAGCCGAGCAAATGGACGACAGCAGGCGTATTGTGACGGTGCAGAAGAATCTGACCGCTGTACCGTCGTGGATTTTGAGTTATCAGGACGCAGTCAACTCCGATGCATTCACGGTTGACGGGCACAGCGTTGCCATTGGCGAAGCCAAAATGCAGCGAGTCAGTGTGGGTCCGCCAGAGATACGCAACGGCACAACATTCCGGCAGGTCACATTCGTGATTGCCCTGCGGCGTGATGGGTGGGCGTACAAAATTCTCGACCAAGGATACAACGAAAAAAATCCTGCAGCCCCTACGGGCCGGCAGCCAATTTATATCAAAGGGCACATTCCGAGCGGTCCTGTTTTGCTCGACGGCACAGGCAAGGCGCAGACGGACCCGAAGACCGCAAACGCGGTGTTTTTGACGTTCAATGTGTACAAGCAACAAGCCTTTTCATCACTGCCACTGACATGACGCAAGGCTACACACTATCCGCTGAGTCGATACGGCAACTGAAAAAGGTAGTCCGTGAGTGGTACGCAGTCTGGAAAAACGAGCAGACGCCAGTGCCGTATTACGGGCAAGTGCGGGACACTCGCCGGTGGGCAATCCTCGACGCGGATTTATTGGCAGCCGTGGACATGTTTGCAGACCCGAGCACAGCAACAGCACACCTGATCGACCGGAAGGCAAACGGCGACTTAGAGGTGACTGACGAAACTGTCACGGTCGTGAATCGTTTCGAGAACATTTCCATTGACGCTGACACCCTTATTGGCATCGAATTCATGTGCGGTGAATGGACGCCATACAAGGCCGACTGCGGGCCGAATTCGCAGGGGGCGTCAAGTCTGCTGGCGAGCGTTCAGCCCGAGGCGTCTGCAGGCGTGGGAGGTCCGTGAGATGCTGATTGGGTGCGGGT